AGGTACCCAACCTTCAAAAGTTCCTGTAATAGGGACTAGAAATGTGACTTAGAGTGTGGTATAATGAAAGACATATGAGAAAGGAGGTTACAGCCATGGACGGTGACGATATCGTAAAAGTAGTAGAAGGTGAGCCGATAGTGACAGACCCCTTAGACATATGGGTGTTAGACGACCCCGCCAGAAACGGTCACGGTGAAATAGTGTGTTTAAGAGAAAATTCCACAGGTGATGATTCCTTGACACACTACGTCATAGACCAGTCGCAAATGTTTGCGGGAAAGTGTGATGATTATATCTTAGGTTACTGTTACGAAGTGACGAAAGACAAAGACGGGAAAGTGTTACAGACCAGTGTGTATCCCTACAAAGACTGGGAGACACTGAACACTATTCAGAGACTTTGGGAAGAATCACAGCGCAACAAAAGAAATCTGGATATGACAAGTGAAACACTCGTTGACCTTGACTACAGACAGACAATGATGGAGTTAGGTCTTACACCATAATATGAGGAAGGAGGTCTAAAAATGCCGAGTGAAGTTACCTACAAGAATTGCAAGACATTGTATATCTTGCGCAAGGAGAGTGGAGGTCTTACTGCTCAGTTTGTGGAACAGCAGAGCAATATCCTTGACACATTTTTAATGGCAGGACGTATCACTGAGGAACAGTACACAGAACTGAACGGTATTCTCGCAAATACAGCACAGTAAAGACAGGAGGAAGGAACAATGAAGTTAAGACCCAATATCAACAAAGGCTATGTCAATGCGGGGCCTGGAACACCAGATAAGAAACCTGGAACTGGTGTTGATGTGAAATCAACTCACGTTGCAAAAGACCCTTACACTGGTAGTAAGAATCCCGGTAAGGGAAAAGACGAACCGAACCATATCGAAGCTGGCCCTGGGGACGAACAGAAAAGACCCGGCACAGGCAAACCGAAAAAGCCCGTAAAGAAATAAAAGACGGTCTCATACAAAATACAAAGACGTGGAGGACACGTAAACCAGTATAAAGCGAGGTGATAAAGTTGATACAAATGGAAACGTTAATCACAATTATTTCCTTGATTGTAGCTGGTGTGTCTTGTATAGGCGGCCTTTACTTTAATACTCGTAATTCCAGCAAAGCTGACACAGACCGGGTGATTGAAGAAGCAAAAAAGGACGCTAAGTTGGAAGTAAAAATGGAGGAAGTTGTAAGGAGCAATGCTCAGTTGTCCGCTGACGTTAAATCGTTACTATCTGAATTTCAGAAGACCAGTGAAAGAATGACATTAAATGAATCGTCTATAAAGTCTTTACACAAGCGCGTTGATTACCTTTTCGATAAGATGGGTATTGACCGCCGAATAACAGACACGGTGCCGGACAATAAAGACAGTTTAGGAGGTGTAAAGTAAAATGCAGACACAGGATTTAGGACAATTCATTGTCGAGAATAAGCAGATTATCGTTCCTGTAGTGTACGTGTTAGGTATGTTCCTTAAGAAAACACCGAAAGTCCTTGATTGGATTATTCCGTGGATTCTTTTAGCAGTGTGCATTGCACTGTCTATTGGAATTGACCTGTATACACCAGAACCGATTAATTTTGCGGTAGCAATCATGCAGGGTATTCTCTGTGCGGGTGAAGCTGTCCTGGTTAATCAGTTAATCAAGCAGACGAAAAACAAATAAGCCGAAAGACCTGTACAGAAATGTATGGGTCTTTTATGTTAGGGGTGTTGTTTATGAAAATCGTATGTAACAAGAACTGTAGAAAGTGCGGAAAATTAAACGCAAAGACAGACGATAAAGGTTATCCATGGGCGTGGGAGTGCTTGAAATTTAATGAGCGCATACCACAGGAGAGATTAGAACGTTCAAAGACATTTGTAAGATAAGGAGAGTGTGTTTAATGGCGATTTATGTATCTAAGGCACCGTTAGCCTATCCAATCATTCAGAAGGTCACAGACGAGCATTTTAAGTGGCTGGATTATTGCGAGAAAGACTACCAGAAATATTTAGGAACCTATGATAACCCAGAAGATTATCAGCAACACGCCGGGGACGGCAATATGACTGTGTTTGCTAAACTGTACAAAGAGAAGACAGGTATTGATGTACAGGGACAGCCATGGTGTGACAGTTATCAAGACACTGTACTGATTCATCTGTTTGGTGTTGATAAAGCAAAGCAGTTATTAGGTGGTTTTAGTGCTTATACACCTACCAGTGTGAATTTTTTTAAACAGATAGGAAGATGGTTCAAAGACCCTAATGTCGGTGTACAGGTTTTCTTTAAGAACAGTACACGTATATACCATGTAGGATATGTGTACGATTGGGACGAAAAATATATTTACACCATTGAAGGTAACACGTCTTCTGCACCGGGAGTTATTGCAAATGGCGGGTGTGTTGCTAAAAAGAAGTATTTAAGAACAGACCCCAAAATTGCAGGTTACGGATTCCCAGACTATTCTATTGTGAATGTGTTTGAAGAAGGTTGGGTACGTGCCGCAGACGGTGTACGCTGGTGGTATCAGACCAGAGAGGGCAAATATCCTGCAAACGTGTGGTGTATTATCAATCACCACTGGTATCTGTTTGACAAAGAAGGTTATATGCTCACTAACTGGCACACATGGGACGGGAAGAATTGTGATGTACCGGGTGATGAAAACTGGTACTTCCTTGAAACTTCCACTAAACACAACCTTGAAGGTGCTATGTACGGTCAAAGACCAGATAGCGCAGTTGGTCTTTTATCCCCGCTTTACGTTAGTGACAGTAACTTGATTCCTGTCCCTTAGAAATACCCGCTGTGCGCGGGCGTGAGGCATAATTTATATAAATATATTTAATACACATAACACATATTAAATATTTTATATATTTATTCTTTTCTTTGTAACACTTTCTTTTCTTAAGCCCGGTCTAACCCACCGGGTTTTTGTTTGCAATAAAATCGGTTCAGTGTTACACTATATCCAAAACTAAAACGAGAGGTGACGAAGTGTTAAAAGTAAAACCCGTAGGAAAAGAAAGACACTTATATTTATCAGAGTGCGCGACATTAACAAACCCCACCAAGAAAGAAGTAAAATCAATTAAATCGGCAACCACCTTTACGAATCCAGCATATGAGCGGGCAAAGAAATATACTCATTACACGTCCTATAAGATTCCCCAAACACTATGCTTTAGTAGTGTAGGTTATTTTAGAGGTGTTCCAGCTATCAGATTCCCTATAGGTCTTAGATTTGAGGTATCAGAAGACAGACCGATACATAAGGTCATAGACTACAGGGTGTTTGAAAAACCAAAACATAGACCGCCAGAGTTTAAATTAACTTTGCGGGAAGACCAAGAAAGAGCGTTGCTACAGTACGTGAGTATAAACGCATGGCAAGAAAAACAGCCTTGTGGTCTTGTACAGTTGCCGACCGGGAAAGGAAAGACTATATTATCTTTAGCGATAGTGAATGAGTTTAAGTTAAAGACGTTAGTCATAGTGCACACCAATGGTCTTGTTAAAGCCTGGACTGACGATATAAAGAAAGCCTTTGACGGTAAAGTTGTGCCGGGTCTTATAAAAGCTAAAAGCAAGACTGTAGGGGACTATATAACCATAGCAACCATACAGACGCTTAATAACATACCAGAGGACGAATTAGAGACCTTATTTGATACCTTTGGGCTTATTATACAGGACGAGTGCTTGGTTGGTGATACCTTAATCACCATGCAAGACGGTTCATATAAACCCATTAGAGACATTAAAAACGGGGATAAAGTTGCTGTAGGCGGCACCGTTAGTAATGTGTTTAGTAGGAAGTCTGAGATATACGAATTAGTATGTAGACATTCCACTATAAAAGGTAGTCCTACACACAAGACATGGTGTGTTAAAAAGAAAAACGATAAACACAATTACTATAGTAAGGAAGACCTTGTACTACTTCCTCTAAAAGACATAACCAAGGACTATTTAATACCTGTTAGGATAGAAGAACCAATAAAGAAATCTAACACTTTAGGCAGTAATTTATGTGCTTTTATCGCACTCATAATCTGTAGTGGACACATAGATAAAAAAAGTAATCGGGTTGTTGTAAATGTATCAAAAAACACTGACTTCTATAGAAGTGTATTTGAAGAAGGGTGTAAGTGTTTTGGTGTTACTGCAAGTACCAGTTATGATTGCCGAGGAAACTTAAGAATGTGGACAAACAACGTAGATATAAGATATTTTCTTGAAACCACTATGAATATAAACAAAGGTAAAAAGAACAATGTTGTTAGTGTCCCACGCTGGATACTTAATGCGTCAAACACAGAGGTTAAATCATTTATAGAAACGTGTTTTAACTGTAGCGGTGATTTACAGGAAAACAAAGCAATGCACTTTAACTGCGCGTCACAATCGTTTTCTATGGGACTTGTGTTATTACTTAAAAGGTTTGGTGTATTAAGCACTATTCACTGTGTTAATAAACGTAAAGGTGTTAAAATTCAATACCGTGTTACTGTAGGAGGTAAGAACTTTAATAAGTTTATGGACACATTTAATCTGCTGTCCTATAAAATGACCGATAGCAGAAATACAGGTAAACACACGTTCAATAACAGATATGCGGGTAACTACTTTCTTAGTGATGTAGTAAGTTGTAAGTCTTTAGGTTACACAGAGGACGTATATGATTTCACTGTGAGTAAAGATAACCATAGTTTTATAGCAAATGGCGTTCTAACTCATAATTGCCATCACTGCCCTAGTACAAGCTATGAGTTAGTGAATAGGTTCAGAGCCACCTATAGATTAGGTCTCACAGCAACACCAGAAAGAAATGACGGTCTCACATTCTTAATGACTTTATATTTTGGCGGGTTCTGTTATGAGTACAACAAAGAGTTGCAAAAAGACCAGAAGAAAGACAAAGACATTTTACCATTTGAGGTGATACACCGGGCCATGAAATATTCTTTCACACCTATGCTACGTCCTGTAGGTCAGAGAGGGTATAAAGTATTGCCGTTTAATTATCCCGTGAATAAATATGGCCCGGAAGATATACCTATTGATTCCATACCTTATAGAGACAGACCGAAAGTAAAGTACAACGAGGTATCAGACCTCGTGATGTTAGATGAAAATAATATTAAACAGGTGTTACATGATGTATATACAGAAGGTGTTATCAATAACCGTAGCTGTGTGGTGTTTTTTACCAGTCGTGTGCACTGTGAACACTATTTCCAGAAGTTCAAAGAAATGGTGACACACACTACTAGGTATACGTCCGGGAATACAAAGTTTAGTAATATAGCACAGTTATACACAGGTGCTACCAAAGATGATGAAACATGTTTAAAACGTGCAATAAACCGGGAAGTAATAATTACCTTTACCACCTTTGGTAAAAGCACAGAAGGGACTAATATACCGTGTTTAGAAGTAGCGTTTTTAGTTACTTCCATTAATGACGGTAAGAACACCGAACAGGCCATAGGACGTATTCGCCGTAAGTGTGACACATACCATAAATTAGGGCGCGTAAGAGTGTATGACTATGACTATAACAAAGTGTATATGTTGAGGTCTCATTACAGAACACGTCTTGAAAGGTATAAGACCTTGAAAGGTAGAATCATTGATGTATAAATATGTTCGTATTGACTAATACTTACAATAAAGATATAATTAACGTTAGTATAATTTAAGGAGGTAAAATTGTGGCATTAAGCATAAGGGACATAAAAAGACAGACCTTAGAAGGTAAAGTAGCACGTTACGACCAGATAAGGTCACAGATGAAAGCACTCAGCGAGGAAAAAGACGAATTGTCCAAAGAGATTAAAGAGTTTGCGTCCAAAGAGGGTGTTAAAGATTCCTCCGGGTCTTATTACTGTGACAATGACGGGTTTGTGTTCGGCAGTGTTGCAAAGACCGTGAGAAAGATAAACCAGGAGAAAGCGATTGCCTTTTTTAAAGAAATGGGTTATTTAAGGTGTATCAAGAAAGTAGAAGTTGTCAATGAAGCCATGGTAGAAAGATACCTTGATGAAGGTAAGTTGACTGTAGAAGACCTGGAAGACATAACAGACAGCACAACAACCTACAGTGTTTCAGTAACACGCAAGGAAGAAATGCCAGAGGTTGAACAGACCTCTTTCTCCATGGCGGCGTCCAGAAAACCAAAGTTAAGAGTAAGGAGGTAATGTATATGCCATTCAAAGGGCCTGTCAAAGTTAAAGTACCGTCTGGTGAAGTAGTGAATTGCTACTATTTATATGAGTTAGCAGAGAGACTAGGTAGACAGTCCCAGACAGTGAGAAAGTGGGAGATTGCAGGGACTATACCACAAAGCGGGTTCCGTGATAAATTTAATTGCCGTCTGTATTCCGAGGAACAAATGCAGATTATAATTGAAGAAGCGGAACGCGCCCATTTAAGACCGGGTAGACACCCCGCACACACTACGTTTGCTATGCATGTAAGTAGACGCATGAAGGAGTTATCAGACCGTTACATGACACCAAAGAAAAGTGTTGCGGTATGAAATAAAGTAGAAGGGAAAGAATAAGTATGAAATTTAAAGAAGCATATAGACTTATGAGAGAAGACAAGAAAGTGAAGTTGCCTAGCTGGTCTGGATTTTGGTGTTGGGATAAAAACAAAGAAAGTATTATCATGCACACTAAAGAAGGAGAAGTGTTAGACATACGAGACACCAAGAACGTAGGGTATACACTTACGAATATCTTTAGTGATGAATGGGAAGAAGCAACACCAATAAACACCCCGCTGATTGGCGGTTCATTAGCAATGTCATTTGAAACGGCATTAATGTTAATGAAGTGTAAGAAACGTCCTATGAGAAGAAACACCTGGGAAGACGGGACGTATATTATTACATGGGACAGTGCAGAAGGACCGAGACTTAAAAAGACTACGGATAAATCATGTAGCTTTAAAGTATATACACCAACACAAGAAGATATGTTCACAGATGATTGGACATATTTTGTACACAAGGAGGACTAAACAATGAAAGTACCTGTTAAGAAAAAGACTGAGGATAAGGTGAAGAAAAGCATTAAGCAATTAAATGCACCAAACCTTACACCAGAGGAAACAGAAGCACTTGAAGATATGTTACAGGAGACAGAACCCAGTGAGGTTCCTATTGACCGTCTTAATAAAGTGGTCGAGTTTGTGTTTAACCGTTTCAATCTGCAAGACAAGGACTATCAAATTGATTCTTATGCAGAGAAGAATGGTAAGGTGAAATTGAGTGTTAGTAATCCGCAGTACACCGTGGCTGTTACAATCAATGACCGGGAAGAACACCCAGAACTTATGTATTAACAAAGGGGAATACGCATGGCTGTAAAAGTGATTGAGTATGGCAGAAGAAGGATACGTTGTCCAGAGTGTCTTTCTATGCTAGAGTTTGAAAAGAACGATATAAAAACAGTGCAAACAGGAATGAACGAGTACGAAAAGGTGATTGAGTGCCCTAACTGTGAAGCACAAATAGTAGTGAAGGAGCGTTGAAAGTGAAAAGAAAGTTAAGCAACCCACAGTTAAGAACACAGACACAGAAGAATGTAAGAAAAGGTAACACCACCGTAACCAGAAAGCGTGACGGTATAGAAGATTTAATAGAAAAAGGTGCTGTAGCAGAACTTCCTATTAAGAGACAGTCCAACACAGAACCACTTGTCGGTATGAGTAAGGGTATCACCAAGAATATGCAGAACTATGAAAGCCTGCGACTGGACGTGTGGTATAGTGATGTTGTCAGAAAAGGTGAAACACCACAAGACGCATTACAGCGTGTAGAAGCGGTTATAGATACCGTCCTTGAAAACACTGTAGCGTACTATCTGGACGATTGAGAGGTGTACCCATGAAATACTCCGATAAAGTGTTAGATGGTGTTAAAAGACTACTCTGGTGCGATTTACACACTATCAACGTTAAGAGACAGAGAGCAGAAAAGCAGGACAACAAAGAACTTGCTAAAATGTACAAAGACCAGGGAGAATTGATAGCCACACTCATTGCCAATACACCTGGGCTACAGGATAAATTAGGCCAGTCATAAGACTGGTCTTCTTTTGACCTTATATGTGTTTATGTGTTAAAATGCTAATATAATAAATAAGTGTGAGAGAGGGGAATTAAATATGAACGACATTGACGGTCTTTTGAGCGAGTTTAGAAATGCCAGAGGACAGGAGTTAAAGCCGCCCCAAAAGAATGATGGTGTTGTAAACAGCGTACACGCTGAGTATGACAAGGGTAAGACACATTCCGCAAGCAAGTGGTATAATCATTTTCTTGCACTGTATGACGATATGGAAAACACCATAGACGATTGGACAGTAAGAGACTTAATGTACTACTTCCGGGAAAAATCCCGTGAGAATGGGTGTAACTATGTTATACACAACATGAAACGTGATATGGGAATCTTCAAGACACTATGTAGTAATTTTAGTAACCGGGACATAGTGTTGATGATTGAATTTCTGTATGAGAGCGGGCAAAAGTATTTATCATTAGACACCCTACAACCTACGGTGTTATCAAGTAATTGGGTTATTACTATTCAGCGTGACGCACACTTGTGGTTAGACGATAAGTTTGACCCGGACAAGAAGAACGTTGATAAAAAGAAACCTTCCTTATATAATAAGAAAGCAACACCTTCCAGAGAGTACACAAAGCCAAACACTGGAAAGAGTAAAGTTAGAATAGGAGCGTGGAAGTAGTGAGACCGAGAAGAACAAGTTACAAACAGTCAAGTCTTTTGATGGTGGGTATTCCTAAAAAATTCTGTGAGTGCACACTAAAAGACTACAACACCTTTGGGTCTACAGACTTAGTGGCATTGAAAGACTACATTAGATTTTACATTGAGAATGTAGAAGACACTTTCAAAGAGTGCCATGGTCTTTATATGTACGGTAGTAACGGTGTGGGTAAGACTATGTTAGCGTCTATTATTTTACGTGAAGCATTTATGTGTCGTTTCACTGTTAGAAGGTGCACATTTGCTGATTATATCGCAGAGTACACCAGAGCGTGGTCTTGTACCGGGAAAGACGAAAAAGACGCAATGGAAGATAACCTGTTTACATACTACAAGGGTGTTGAGTTCCTTGTGTTAGAAGAAGTGGGGAAAGAGATTGACACAAAGATAGCGCGACCGATATTAGAAGACCTTTTGAGGTATAGAGAAGAAAAGGGCCTTGTAACCATCATGTGTTCCAACATAACCCCGGAGGACTTCTTTGAGAGATATGGTAACAGTATAATGTCTTTAATGCAAGGTAACATGACCCCTATCGAGATTGTAGGGAAAGACCGCCGAGAAGTTAAAGACCACTATTAAGGAGGAAAGCAGTGTTAAAGCTGAAAGTAAGAAAGAAGGTCTCCGAGACAAAACCGAACACGCATGACTGGGAGTTAATATCCAGTCTTGCAAGACAAATGGTAGATATTGAGCGGGAGATAAACACCCTCAAAGAGCAGTACAACGAGGTCAGAAAGCAGTTAGCGTGTGCGAAGTACAACAACCTGCAATTAGGCAAGAAGTACAGTTACAGGACAGACAAGAGTGTTGTAGAGGGTATATTAAGATACCGCACCACCTATGACAATCGAAACGAATACTTTGAGTTGCAGGTGGTGAAGAAAGACGGTCTGATAGGTGAAGTAGTCCGCGTAGTGTTAAACCCGGACGACCTCACTTTGGTAGAGTAGTTTGTGGCACACAAATAAATATGATATAATAGCGCATAGTGCAAACAACCATTATGCGCTAAAATTTTACATAGAGAGAAGGTGTTATAATTGTTACATGGAGACATATCTAACCAGTCCGGCACAACCATAGCGTTCCGCTGTGAAGACTTCCTTATTAAGTTTCACAATGACACACTGACTGATAAAGTGGTTACTTTCTTTGCGGGTAAAGAAAAACGAGCGGAGGTAGATAACAAAGTGTTAAGTGTCATGGAACACTTGTACAGAAACACAGAGTACAACGTGGACTTAGTGATTGAGAGAAAGAACTACACAGATAAGCTAAAATCTATGGTGGAAGATATGCCCTGTAGTCGTGTGGTGTTGATTGATAATCTCAATAACATAGGGTCACGTATTTTAGTAGGTGATTTAAGTTACTATGTTGATGATGATTATGAACGTAGGCGGCAGATAAATAGCAACTATGCAGTGACGCTAAACGAACTTAGAAGTATGACAAGAATAGGACGGTAATCGTTTTGAGTGACAAGAACCTAGATAAACTCAATGTCGAGCGGGGGCTTATATCAAAGCTGATAGAGACACGGGACATTGAGACCATAACTACATTAGATATAGACACCAGATTCTTTACCGGGGAACACAGACGGGTGTTCAGTTACATAACAAAGTTTGTGTTAGAGAATGGCGAGGTGCCAACGCCCCGTGTTGTAAAGAAGAACTTCCCAAACTACATCATTGAACGATATTACAATGACGACCGGGGAGAAAAGATTTACGGTACAGCAGAACCACTTGACTATTGGTGTTCAGAAATACGCCGAAAGTTGAAACACAACACCCTTGCAGAAATGATAGAAAAAGCGGGTGAGACACTAGGCGAATTTGATACTGAGGAAGCCTATAGCCAGATTAAGAAAGCTATTTCTTACGTTGACAGCGAAGTAGAGATAACTAAGTCGGTAGACATTACAGACGGCACTGATAAGCGAAAAGAACTGTATGAGAAGAAAAAGTTAAACCACGGTATTGTAGGTCTTGAAACGGGTATACTTCCGTTAGACAGAATATTAAGAGGTCTTCCAGATGAAACACTGACTATGATAATAGCCACGACCGGAGTGGGCAAGACCTTCATGCAAGTTCTGATTGGTGCTTACCTTGCGTTAGAGGGTTACAAAGTACAACACTTTATCACTGAAATGTCTGACGGTCTAATGAGAGACAGGTATGAAATGATGTTATACTCAATGACTGTGGGACACATAAGCTATAAACAGTTTAAAGAAGGTAAACTTCCGTTTAAGCAGGAGAAGTCTTATTATGAATTTTTAGACGAGATACTACCAGACATAACCCCGGTGATTCTTACACCTGCAAAGGGTGTTCTTGCAATGAGAGCAGACATAGAGAAAGAGAAACCAGACCTTGTTATGATTGATGGTGTTTACCTCATGCAAGACGACCAGGGAGCAAAAGATGACTGGTTAAGAGTAGCGCACATTACCCGTGATTTAAAGACCGCCAGTAAAGATTTACACCTACCATTTTTAGGTAACACGCAAGCAAGTCAAGCTACATCAAAGAAGACCGGGCCAGGACTTGATTCTATCATGTATACACAAGCCATAGGTCAAGACTGTGATAACATCATAGCCTTATGGCGTGATGAAGTGATGTATAACGAGAAAGAAATGGGTGTTAAAGTATTAAAACAAAGAGAAGGTGAACAAGGACAATTTATAATGACCTGGGACTTTGATACAATGACCTTTAAGCCTATTTACAGTGTAGACCAAGACGGTAACTCCAATCCAGAAGAAGATGAAGACGCAGAAGACGCTTTACTGGATTAATAGTATTAGACGGTGTTTGAATAGCACCGTCTTTTGTTGTATAATGATACATATTTGAAAGAGAGGTGATTGTAATGTTTACTCGTTATAGAATCATGAAGACCCTAGACACGTTAAAAGGTGAATGTCATGTTCGGTGTGTTTCCTGCGGGAAACTAATGACACCAAAAGAAGTGTATTATTTTGGAACCACCTGTGAAAAGTGTGAGCAAAAACAGTTAAAGAGGTTAGAGAATGAGCGAGTTATTGACGAAAGAACAAGTTGAAGACCTATTAGATTACATAGGTGTTGATAAAGTAGGGGCGTGGAAGGGTAGCAATATCCAGTTTTGTTGTCCTATACACGGTGAATCACACCCCTCATGCGGAATCACTACAGAAGCAATAGACAGAGACACGGGCAGAACGTTTCAAGCGTTTAACTGTCTTGCGTGTGGTGCACACGGTAACTTAGTTAAATTCCTGTGGAAAAGTATGCCAGATGATTTCAAGACATATTGGGACGCCGCTTACTTTATGCAGGAGCGTTATAATCTGTTTTATGAATTTGACCCGGACAGTGTTGAATCAGTTGCGCGTTATGATGAACAATACGAGGACAATGACGATTCAGAAAGAAGAATAATTAAGCCAAAGTATTTCATAGCACCATTTGAAAGTGGCAAGAAGACCTACAAGTATTTCTTTGAACGGGGATTTACAAAGTCTGAAATGAAAGAATATATGATAGGTCTTGACCGTGAGAGTAAGACCATCACTATACCCGACTTTTGGGAAGACGGTCAGTTAGCAGGTGTTATTGGTCGTTATGTGTCACCACACAGAAGACACAATGAGCGGTATAAAATTTATGACTATCCCAAGAATGATTTAATATACCCGCTGGACAAAATTAAGCCTATCAATAACACCATCATTATTATGGAATCCATGTTAGATACGATACGTGTTAGACGCTTGGGTTATGAAAATGCCGGGTGTATAAAAGGTATGTTAATGTCTGCAAGACAAGCTAGATGGTTACGTGAGAATTGTGCTTGTGTTATAGACCTGTTCGATAATGACAGTGGTGGTATCAAAGCGCGGAGAATTGCAAAAGAACGTCTTTATGATATAAACTATAAAACGTGTGTATATCCAGAGTATGGGAAAGACCCATGTGACTGGGAAGACGAGGATTTAATAGAAACTATTGAAAGTGCAAAGACTATGCACGTATTTAAAGTACCACGATTATAAGGAGGTTTATGTTATGGCTGTATACGCATATGAGAAAGAAAAAATACCAAAAGAAAAAGCAGAAGTATATAAGTCCCAGCTTAGGTCATTCTACGGGTCTTTAGAAAATGCCATAAACTATCGAGTGTGTTCACTGGATTATTCTGTCATAGACAAGGGTATAATTAACTGTGTGAATACCTTCAACCAACACGGTCTGCACACCATATACTCATGTTCGGGACATAGTGAAACTGATAGTGCCTATGTGGTGTTTGCGACATATGTTACCCGCGAAAAGATAGAACGCGAGTTTGAGTTGTTGGGTATCAAGAAAGGTGTGTATAAGATAGAGAGGAAGTCCCTGTTCCAAGGTGAAGTAACCACATTAAAAGTAACGATACCGCCAGACAGCAAAGACTATTTCTATATCTGTAGTTTTCCAAAACACCGGAAATAGAAGGGGTTGTTGCACTTTGTAAATTGCCATGATATAATGCAATAGTCAATTCAAAACCATAAGATAAAAGGAGAGTGACACAATGAGTAGAAAACTGTTTAACACGGGGTATACCGCTGTTAAAGAGGAAAAAGAACGTCAAGAGAGAAACCGCGAGAAAGTAAAGGGTAAACTCTGGGACTTCTACCTGTCTGATGATGGGGACGAAGCACAAGTACGTTTCTTGACTGAGGAACCCGTGAACTACTATGCACATTCTGTACCAGAAAAAGGCGGCAGGTATCAAGAACACATATGCACCCAAGATGATGATTGCGAGTATTGCAACGAGGGTGATAAACCACAGTTCAAGAGTGCATACCTTATATGGGATAAGCGCGAATATGAGACCACCAATGAAAAGGGTAAGAAAGTTAAGAAGTCCGGGTGTTTAAGACTGTACACCCAGGGAACCAAAGTAACGTCACAGCTTGCCCGTATTTCATCAAAGAGTGGTATCACTGTGAAAGACCTCAATATTGTTCGTTCCGGGAAAGGGACACAAACGTCCTATATGTTTGAAAACGATTTTGAGCGGGAACCTTTAACTGCTGATGAAGTTCGTGAAATGCTGGCAGTGTTGCCAGAAGAACAGCAAGCTATGTATAAGGGTGACGTTAAGAAGGGTAACAAGTCATTGCTTAATGTAGTCATGGCACAGCTTGAAATGCGTATGGACGATTACGAAGAAGACAAGAACACCAATTATGATGAAGACGAGGATTATGACGAATCAGACGGTGATGAAGACGAGGAAGAAACACCCAGAAGGTCTTCAAAGTCCAGCACAAAAAAGACTTCTAATAAACGTACATCATCAAACAAACGTAAGCGTTACGAAGACGAGGACGAAGAAGATGAAGACGACTATGAGGAAGATTATGACGAAGATGAAGACGAGGACGATTACTACATTCCAGATGATGAAGACGAGGAAGACGATTTTCCAATGAACAGTCCCCGGTCTTCCAGAAAGTCTGCACCAGCAAAGAGAACACCCGCGCCCAAGAGTAACAAGGGACGTTCAAAGGGTCTGTTCAGAAAGTAAAACTACACACTGTATAGTGTAGAAATAAAACACACATAAGGAGAAAAAGACATGAGTAAATTAGGAATCAAGGAAGTAGCTGAGAGAGCTGCAGAGAAGACCGGGAAAAGTGTGAAACTGTCAAAAGACGTTATCAATGCCACGCTTGAAACAATCCAGGAGGAACTTGCCGAAGGCAATGACGTTGCGTTTGTCGGCTACGTGTCCTTTAACGTTGAAGAAGTTGCCGCACGTTCCGGCAGTTGCGCGGGCCGTAAGTGGTCTAAACCCGCACACTCTGTAGTGAAAGCAAAGCTGGGAGCAAAGCTGAAAAACGCTGTCGAGGAATAAGTCTTTCGTGTTTGACTGATTGTAGGTGTTATGCTATGATAACAACGTAGTGTAGCACCTATTTTTATTGTAGAGAAGGTGAGAGAATGAAAGACGAAAGACTTAGAATGATGAAGCCCGTGGTCTACAGTCCGTTCTATTCCAAGTGGTATCCGTTAAGACCACGAATAGAGAAATACACCATTGTAGACACCATTCCAAAACTTAGGAAGTTGGCGAAAAAAGCAAAGACAAAAACTGAATTTGCTTTTGATACAGAGACCAACGGGTTAAGAGCATACGGGCCAGACAAGAATTTCAGATGTGTGTGTATCACAATAAGCTGGGGGCCTAGAGATAACTACTATATCCCGCTTGCACACTTGCGTGACGAGGACATAGATAGAAACCTTGATTTAAGTGTTGCACGTCCTCTATTAAATAAGATATTGGGCCGCAAAGACGTAAGACTAATAGGACATAACATAAAATTTGATATGCACGTATTAGCGCGTATTGGCGTTTATGTAAAGACAAGAGACTTATTCGACACAATGGTAGGTGTTTGGCTATGTGATGAAAACACACCTAACGGTTTGAAAGAATCTTCAAAGATTAAGATGGATATAGACCAGACCCATTTTGCAGACGCAGTGGCTACAGTTCCAAAAGAAGTTAAAAAGCGTTTTGGTCTTAAGCCTAACAGTAAAGCCACGTATGACCTTGTGCTGATAGACGAAGGTGCACCATACGCGTTAGATGATAGTTACTTTACCTGGGAACTGTACTTAGGTTTGTTAGAAGAACTTGAACATGAAGAAATGGATAAGATTTTCTACAAACACTATATGCCGTTCATATGGACACTGTATCATATGGAAGAACGAGGTATCACCGTTGATGTAGACAAGCTGAGACACATGGGTGTTGATATGGACAAAGACCTTGAAGACCTCATGTATCAGATGGTAGAGATTGCGGGTATACAGTTTAATCCGTCTTCACAGCAGTTAGGTGAATTATTGTTTGGTTATGTTAAAGAAGACAAGCTGAACGAAAAGACAGGTAAGATAACCAAAGCAAACCCAAACTGGGACATTATCAAGCGTTCCTTTAAGTTCCGTATCATAAGCACCACACCAAAAGGTGCACCACAAGTTAATAATGACGTATTGTGGAAATTGTCGCGCTTAGAGTATAAAAAGAGTAAGCGCAAACAGCAAGGTGTAGAATTTGTAAAGCTGTTAATGTCCTACAACAAAATCAAAAAGTTAAAGAGTGCTTTTGTTGACGGTCTGTTAGACCAGATATATGATGATGGGAAAGCACACCCTTCCTATAACATCATAGGGACAGACACGGGACGTTTAAGCTGTACAAGCCCTAACCTACAGCAGTTGCCGAAAGCAGAGGAAGAAGACCAGTACCAGATTAGAAGTGTGTTTATCGGTAGTTTAGATAAGTCCACAGGTAAACGTAAAAAGTTAATCGCGTGTGACTATGCTAACCTGGAAATGCGTGTTCTTGCGCATTTTTGCGTTCAACGCAATATGCCTATTGCACTTGAAGACGGTTCAAGTATTGAGATGGGGAGTTTAGTGCAGAAATGTGATAATAGTAGAAAAGTTAAATCATATAATTTTGATACCGGGAAGATAGAAGCACAGCCAATAACAAATTTCTGGAAGAATGGTAAGTCAAATTTATATGACACACCACAATATCGAGGTACTCATGATGATTGGTTGAGAATAGTAAATGACGGAGACTATAGTAGACTTGTTGTTACTGACGACCATGAGATATTTACACCTCGTGGTAAAGTACGTGCAAAGAATTTACATGAAGGTGATACCATGTACTACAATGCCCCGGAATTTAGTGATGATTTAAAAGAACTTGTCGTGGGTATTACACTAGGTGATTCAAACTTTAAAGACAAGTGGTCTGGTCTTGTGTTCTATCATGCTGACAGTCAACGTGAGTATTTAGATTGGAAGAAGTCTTTATTAAAAGACTATGTTGGCGAAGTTTTTGAAGACACTACAGTTAATAAGATATATTTAAAAGCTAACCCCTTTATACTCAAACTCAAAGAGTGTTACACACAAGGTAAAGACAATTCCCATAAGTTAATTAATGTAGATATAGTTAAACATATGAGTGTTAAGTCTTTAGCTGTATGGTATTTAGATGACGGGTGTTTTAGCCACGATGATAGGTGTTGTAGTATGAGCGGATACAGTCTAACTATTGCTAGAAAGAATATATCCCTTGATGTAGTTAAGGCTTTAAATGATAAGTTTAATTTTAATTTCAGACTTACTTCTACAGGTATTAGTTTATCAGGAAGTTATTTTAATAAGTTTTTAAGGGCTATAGCACCTTATTGCCCCAAGTGCATGAACTATAAGTTTCCTCACTTCTTAAAAGACCTAGTAGGTACTTATATCTGGAACACTGCACATCGTGATGTTACAGAAGTTAAGATTGTGAGTATAGAGAGAGTGCAGAAAGGGGACCCGTTATTTAAAAAGTCATTGATACAGTCTGGGTATGACTTAGAAGTGTTCGGTAACCATAACTACTTTGCCAACAACATACTTGTGTCCAATAGTAAAGACAAGAATTTGATAGATATGTTCTTGTCCGGGGCAGATACACATGGTGCCACTGCTGTTAATATGTTCAATCTTGACTGTGAACCGAATGAGGTAAAGAAGAAGTATCACCATTTGAGACAAGCCGCGAAAATCATTAACTTTATGTTGATGTACGGTGGTGGTAGATTCAGACTGTATACTGCGCTTAGAGACGACCAGTCCTCACCCATTGATTTAGGTAGTGAAGAATATGTCACCTTGTACGCTAAACAGATAGCAGAGTTTAAGCGTAATTTCCGGGGACGTAAAGTACCTAGTGACGGGGAGATAGTAGCACAGATTTACATTGACCGCTACTTTGATTCATACAAAGGTGTTGCAGAGTTCATAAAGAGAGAAAAACGTTATGCACATAGACACGGATATGTGTACACATTAAAACGCCGTAAAAGACGCATACCAGATATTAACAGTGATAATTTTGGTACTGTAGGGTACTGTGAGCGTGTTAGTGTCAATGCACCTATCCAGGGTAGTGCGGCAGACATAACGTCCAGTGCACAGAATCGTGTTGACCTTGACGATTTCTTTATAGAACACGGTGCACTGTTATTACTCCAAGTGCATGATGAACTTGTCATGGAATGTCCAGAAGAACACGTAGAGGTAGTCACTAAACGTCTGCAAGAGTTAATGGCACACCCATTCGGTGATAACATTGAACTGAACCTACCCCTTAGAGCAGACGCAGATTCAGGGGATTCCTACCAGGATGCCAAGTAAAATCTGACAGTTATCAAGACGCAAAGTAAGAGGTGTTATATGAAAGACCAAAAATGGGTTGACCTGTGTGGTAATTGTGCTAATATTAATATGTGTGAATCTTATTGTTATGGTTCCATGTACAGAAGGAGCACGGTTAAGTATTTGCGCTTTAAGTTTAGTGTTTGGTTACAACACCAGATTGACAAGGTGTTTGCAATAAGGTAATTTGACAAGTTTCTTTGTTGATGTTATATTTCACCTATCAGCAAAGAAGCTGTCACAAAATACAAAAGTAGAAAAGGAGATTGAAAACATGGCAACAACGACAAGTAAGTTAGCAGGAAACGCAGTAAAGAAGAATGTAGGTGCACAGGCACCGAAAGCAACACCAACACCCGCACCACAGGCGACACCCGCACCCGTCCAGGATAAGACTTCCAGTGTTGACCCTAAAGGTGTAGCAAAGTTCCTTGAAAGTGTTCGCACGAATAATGTAGAGGACATTGTGTGGGCGATTGTGACCGCCGGGGAATTTGACACCCTCACCAATGAAGCTATTGAGGAAGCTGTACAGAACGTAAGTAATGCTTTAGGTGTTGTAGATATGGAACACCGTACAGAGATTGACAACCTTTCTAAAGAACTGGACGCTATGCGTGAGCAGTTAGAAGGTGCACTTGCAGAACGTGACAAAGCAAATGACCGTGTAAAAATGCTGTGCGGTATTATTGCTGATATGTAAGACGTATTACAATTTACATGAAGTAGGGTATTGACCTCCTAGTGTGTTTATGCTAATATGTACGTGTGATTAACACACTCGTACAACGCTAAACATATTAGGAGGTTTTTCATATGAAAGACAAGAAAGAGAAGTCAATGTTTAGTGACGAGAGGACAAAGTTTATTTATTTCGACTTTGTTATAATTAGTGCGATACTTGCTTTTATCAGTATACGAGGTGAGTATGTACACGCTGTATTGTGGGCCGTTGTTGAATTGATTGTGACCCCGTTCATTGTGAGAAAAGGTGTTCGTTTACAGCTTATGTTGTTCACCATAATAGCGTTTTTCGCTCTCACAGTAGCGGGCGTGTCAGTCAACAAAATGTTTAAGACAGCCCAAGCTAGTTCAAGTGCTGTAGTATCTGAGAGTGTAGCGGCAGAAATGTCCTCCATGAACGCCGAACTTGAAAGGCTAAAGAAAGAGTCCGAAAAGCAGAGCGAGCGCGAGAGCGTCCGAGAATCATTAGACGCATATTATACCGCCGAATACCCCGGAGAAACGCCTACAGACACCGTAGAAGACGCTACAGAGACCACAGCGAACCAGCAAACAGAAACACCAGAAACAACCACAAAAGAGTTTGATGGCAAGATACCTACAAGCAGAATGATTTACACAGGTTCCGACTTGTTCTGGACAGCCACAAACGACTACTACGGTCACGTACTTAAAACAACATTGAATGAAATAACCATTGAGTTAGCAAACGGTGATGTTGTAGTACAGCCTAGAAAGTCAATCATGCAGGCTGATTTATATGGGTATAACCCAAACAATGTAGACCAGTAAGCACACAAAAGAAATAAGCGTTGTATAGGTGTTAATCACATTGGGCGGGACTTAATTGTCCCGTCTTTTTACGTGAAATTGACTTATATTTTGAAAAATGTTATGATTGTATTACAAAATTACAATACATAAGGAGGAAGTGTTAAATGGCTAATGAAAGATACACCATCCTGGTAGAACCATGTCTTACAGACCGGGCCGCACAGACCTACAAGAAAAGATATAACACACTGTCTGAGTTCTACACCACAGCGATTTTAAATCAGCTTGAAAATGATGGGGACTTTGATATTCGTGATGAATACCAGGAGGTGTTAGAACGTGCCGAAGAAAATTAGTTTAAAGACAAAAGGTAGTGTTGGTGTTTCCAGAAACCAGACCACCACAAAGACAACACCAAAGACACAGAGTAAGTCTATAACCCCGGCCCAAAAGAAGTTATTAGACGAACTGTCAAAGAAGTTTGGGGAAAACACAGTGACGTTGGGTGTTCCAGAAAAGCGTCTTGTGATACAGAGAATAAGAACAGGGTCATTGTCACTCGATATTGATTTAGGTGGTGGTATACCTTGTGGTCGATATACAGAGATTGCAGGGCCGTTGTCTTCTACTAAAACTACAACGTCCTTGCATATTTTGCGCAACGCGCAGAGAATGGGTAAAGTGTGTGTTTTAGTAGACGCAGAGGGAACTACAGACCCAGAGTATTTAGAGCGTTTAGGTATTGACCCTAATATGCTTTACTATTCCCGTCCAGACAGTTTAGAGGAAGCGGCACAGTTGTTGTTAGACCTACAAAAAAGTGGTCTTGTACAAGTTGGTCTTTTAGACAGTATCGCCGCTTTAGGTGCCAACAAAGAGAATGAGAGTGAAATGCAAGACACCACCCAATTAGGTGTTACACAGAAGTTGTGGGGAGAGTTTTTCCGTAAATACCAGATGAACAACAATCGTTTAGAACGAATGGGTAATGAAGCGTTCACCTTAATCGGTCTTAACCAGTTGCGTGAGAAGATAGGTGTTATGCACGGAGACCCGGAATACAGTCCAGGAGGACGTGCAAAAGGTTTTACTGCAAGTGTTGAACTTAGATTCCGCACAGGTGATTGGATTTATGAAGGTAAGGGACAAGACAAGAAACCAGTAGGTCAAGTAGTCAAGTATAAGATAACCAAGAACAAGACCTACGCGAGAATGAGAAGCGGGGAGTTTGACTTTTACTTTGAAGAAAATGAAGCGGGTGTTCCTAAAAGTTATGTCGATAACCAGAAAGAAATAGTTGTGTTAGGATACAAGTATAACGTCATTGAAAGAAGTGGCGGGTGGTTCAAATATAACGGTGAGAAGTACCAGGGACTTGATTCTATTATTTCCGCGCTGAAAGAGCAACCACACCTGTTAGAAGAAATCAGGGAGAAGATTTACAAAGTTGCTATTGTAGGTAACCATTATGAAGCATGAGTTTAATATAGGTTATGACGCAATAATAGACCGTCTGGAAAAGAGTAGTCAGTATTTAATGTCGTGTTATAATTGTAGATACTTTCAGAAGTGTAAAGGTGATACTGAGGAAGTATGTCAGAATGAAGACGTGCTAGAGTATGACATGATGATAAACGGTAACAACATTTGTTGTCTTAGGTGGAAACCACCAGAAAGAGCAAACAAGAAACGTTACAAGCTGTTAGGAAGGTAGTTATGAAATACGTAAAGGTAGAAAAGACCTGTGCTGTATGCAAGTGTGTTAGATGTGAGCACAACAGTCTTATAAACAGGGACTGTTTTAATTGCATTAAGTGTTACGGGTTTGCCAATTATGTTGATAAACATGGTGAGGGGTGTACCTATGATAAGAACAAAGAAAGAACGTTCAAAGAGACAGGAGAGTAGAGTTGCAAGAGAAGTAAACGGGCGTGTTACACTTGCCAGCGGCGCATTATGGATGGCAAAAGGTGATGTGCGCAGTAGTGATTACTTAGTAGAGTGTAAGACCACAGAAAAGAAAGTATACCCGTTAAGTATTAAGACGTGGTTAAAGATAACAGATGAAGCTACAAGTGACGGGTTCCGTATTCCTGTTATGTGTATTGACCTTGAAGACGGGGTGCACAAGAAAGCAGTGTTTAAGTGTTCAGACTTCTTTGAGGACAAACCACGTAGGGTAGTAAGAAGTTCTGGTCTATTCTACGAGGAAGATGATACCATAGAATCAGAACGTTATTTGACCGCAAAACAAGTACCTGTCACTGAAAAGGATAAGGTGTTTTATGTGTCCGGGAAAATAGAACACGTTACCATGTCTTTTGAATTATGTGTTGTAGACTGGGACGTGTTTGTAAGACGAGTTATAGAGAAGGAGGTATCATAATGAATGTTAAGCACTTGAACATTGCGGTCGTGTGTAATGGGCGCAGAGAGTTAAACGCCGCTATGTTTGATATAATAGAGGCTGAAAATTCAAAAGGTGCTATCGTCCAGAAATATATTAAAGGACAGGAATTGCGTGTTATGTACCCAGAACTTATAGTCACCTTTAAAGCAATACTCGTAGGTGATTACAGAAACGTACACGGTATGCGTTATGATGGTGTGCTGTACGAGACAGGCAGTTTCTACGCCAGAGAGTTTGCATTAGAGGCGGTGGAGTGTTGCACACTGAAAAGCAAGATAGCAGAGGCGTTTCATTTAATGGAAATATCACAGTATTTGAGAAGTAAACACATTTACAGGTGTGTAAAAGGAGACTAGCAGATGGCTTTAAAAGACTACTATTTGGCAATGAATAAGACAGACAGTTTTGTCATTAAACCACTGGACATTTACCTTATGTCCTTGAATAAAGAAGACAATGACAGGGCTATTGATGTTAATGCACCTTCACAGATTGGGACGTGTATGCGCGCTAGATACTATGCGCGTACCAAGACCGAGAAAGACGGGTGTGCAGTGAGCGCAAGAGCAAGACGAATATTTGATAACGGGAGCGGTATGCATGAAAGAATACAGCACTACCTCACAGAACAAGGTATGCTGGTGTTAGACGAGATACCCGTTGTTAATGACAAGTACAACATACAGGGACACACAGACGGTCTTCTTGACTGTGTAGACGCGCACCGTGTGTTAGAGTTAAAGTCCATGAATGACCGGGAATTTAATAATCTTAAGAAACCAAAAGACGAACACGTTATGCAGGGTCTTGTGTACGTGTTCTGTATTGAAACCCGGAGGAAATATTTACACCAGAGATACAAGACCTATGAGCAGTTTTTAATCTGTAAAGCGGCACGTATGAGAAGTTACGCTAAATACTATCAGCATTTGAAAGGAGGTAGAAAACACACCCGTGAGGAAAAGATTATGTTCCAGTGTGAGTTACACAATAAGATGGACAGAATCTTAATGAAAGTGAGCAAGCCTATCACAGACGTGGTGTTTCTTTATGAGAACAAGAACAACCAGGACTTGAAGGAGTTTCTTGTAAGCACCAAAGAGGCCCAATCAAAGGTCATTCTCAAAAACATACTTGATGATTGTGTTTATCTCAATGAGTGTGTGCGGCGTAAGAAAGTACCACAGAGAGAATTTGAAAGCAGGTCAAGTCAAGGGTGTAAGTATTGTAACTACAAGACAGAGTGTTGGCTATAAGAAAGGAGAATTAAGTTATGACAAGAGAATTAGAGGCGGCAATAGAAGACCTCAAAGAAGGTATTAATTTAATGTCAGAAGCCATTATCACTATAGTTACAGAGGTAGCAAAAGTGATTGACGAGGAAGACATAGATATTGACAGTGAAGAAGACCTTGAAGGATTTGTAGAAAGATTTTTAGAGACACCAGAAGAAGACCTTCCAGAGTTAGAGGAAATCACGGACGAAAACCCTGTAAACTCACGCGAAACACTGATAATTGAAGACGAGGATATAAGAGCATGGGACTAAAGCCGAAACAGAAACAGCCACCTAACACCCCTACCAAAAAAGTTAATCCCCGCCAGCTACACAAAAACTACATGGCAAACATGGAAGAACAGCTTAACAAAGAAGACATAGTGTTGTTTGACGAGGAACTACTAAACGTAGACCAGGACTTTTTAAGTCTTCCATCACGTATCACAGAAGTACACCCAAAAGAACTAGGTGAATACTTAAGTGCATTTACACAGTACAAAATGTACGTGAGGACTATACTGTCCCGCACTGAATTGTGTATCGAGGAAAAGAAAAGGGTGTATACAGACGTGAGTAATCCTTACTACCGGGAATACACACAGTCCAGGTTATCAGAACGCGCAAAAGACCAGCTTGTGCAGAGTGAGCCGGAGGTGCAGGAAAGCTACTATGAATTGGTGGACTACATCAATAAGTCTAACACCCTAAAGAGTGTGTTAGAGAACATAGAGGACGCTATCTTTTTAATAAGTCGTGAAATATCCCGCAGAACAGGTGATATGAAAGACGAGAATAGACAGCACAATGTAGGTAGATAGTCAGTGTTTTAGTGCGTCTGAAATATGACGCACTTTTCATTTGCTTAAATACATATAATGCGGTATAATGATAACCACAATAAAGTGCAGAAAGGAGTTAAGAAATTGCCAAAGTTAAAGATTAACAGTAAGGGTGCAGAGAACAAAGAAAAAGTGCACAGAGAAGCCCAGAGAAGGGGAAAGAGAAACAAAGTCAAAGGTGGTGAGTATGAACGCAAAGTTGCTGAAATACTCAAAGGTATGTTAGGTGTTGAGTTTGTGAGAACACCGCAGAGCGGAGGGTTTGCAAAGAAATCGGACGCAAACACCAAAGACTTTAGAGGTGACATTATACCGCTTGACGCAGACGTTGAGACGGTCTTGCATATAGAGTGCAAGAACTATAAGAACTGGGCCATGCCAAAGTGGGTAGCACAGGCTGAGAGTGATTGTCCCAAAGGTAAGATTCCTTGTGTTATCTTCCACAAGTACGGAACCTCACGGGACTATATCGTGTTAGACCTCAAACACTTCTTAAAACTTATCCATATCCCGGAGGTTATCATAAAGACCGTGACAAAGAAAAGGGGTGCTAGTAAATGATGGTGTTGTTAAATGTAAGCTGGGCTATTGTAGCGTGTGTGATTGCGCGATACCTTTACAAACACCCAATTTTAAGAATACATGGTCGTTCAATGTACCCCACATACAAAGATGGTGATGTTGTGCTGGGCTTAAGATACAACTACAAACACTGTGACATAAGACAAGGTTCTGTAGTTGTAGTGAATAGTCCGAATGGTGTTAAAGCCATAAAGAGAGCCACAGCGTTTAAGTACAAAGAAGGTATTATGTATGTGTGGGTTGAGGGTGATAACCCCAGTGAAAGTTATGACAGCAGAAACTACGGGTGGTTGACTACAAAAGACATTGTAGCGATTGACCCTAAACCAAGAGTAAAGGAGAAAGTATAACCATGGGTAAGACAGAAAACACCAACACCGAAGGAGTTACCATTGTTCATGTTTCCTCAGACACCAACGTGCAGAAGTTGGCAGGTAGTCTTTTAACTGCCATTGAAAATAGCACCGCTGTAGAGGTGAGAGCGATTGGTGCCGGGGCAGTGAACCAGATGTATAAAGCTATCGCAAGTGCGAGAGGTTATGTTGCGCGTAAAGGACGTGACCTGTATATAAGACCCGGCTTTGATGAAGTCATTGAAGAAGGTTCTGAAAAGACAAAGACCGTCATGGTCGCAAGACTTATTGTGATGTAAGACCGAAAGGAGAAGTCATAATGAGCAAGATATTGGGGTATTTCACAGAAG